TACACTTACATCAGTCTCTCCTGTCTCTGGAGTACCAATTGCTCTTTTAACTCTGCCACCCTCTTGTAAATATTCTCTAAGACCATAAAGATCTATTAATTTTTCTGCTCCTGACGCACTTAAAGATTTTGCTAATAAAGTTAATTCAGCTTTTGCTTGATCTACTTTTTCTTTAGCACCTTTTAATTTTAAATTTTTTGAATATTTTGCAATGTCCGCCTGTAATTGCCCTACTCTCGTTGCACCACCTGATGTTCTAAACTCTGCTGCACCTATTTCTACGTTAGCATCAGCGGGAGATATTGTTCTTGGTTTGTAAACTACTTCAATAGCTTCAAGTTCTAATTCTCTTTGAGGTCGTTTGTCTCCTGCTTGTCTTTTTAAAGTTACGTATGTTTCAACTTGTTTTTGTTTATCATTCTTTTTACCGTTCGCTAACTCTGTAGCTTTGTAATTTTTATATGCAGTTAAGATTATGGCCTTGTCTTGTTTTCTTTCTTCTGCTTTGTATTTAAGAGCTTCATTAGCACCTACTTCTAATTTATCTGCAATTGTTCCAGGTGTTTTAACAACTTTGGCAAGTAGTAAAGCTTTTTCACCTTTGCTCATTCCAGTATTTCCTAATAAGTCTTTAAGAATATCTACTTCATTACTAATTGCATCTTTCATAGAAAGTTCACTTGTTAAAATATCGTCTGTACCTGTACCTGTACCTGTACCTGTACCTGTACCTGTACCTGTACCTGTAGTTTCTTTTACATTATAAGAAACTCCACGTCCTGGTCTTACTACACCAGTTACTGCTGTATCTTTTAAATCATCAGAGTCTGATGTTATTTTAATGTCTGCAATATCTTCAACAATTTTAGGGCCTGTATTAGTCATAAAAGTAGTGCTGCCATCTTTTTGTCCACCTAAATTTAAAAACTCAAAACCTGTTCTATCAGAAAAGAAAGGTGAGTCTGGTTTTAAAAAAGGGGAAACAAAATTAGGATTTGTGTATCTTGGTCCTAATACTAATTGAGCAAGACCACTAGGTTGTCCTGAAGCTCTATCAGCTCTTACTTTTTCCATATACTTTTGATAACCTGTATTGTCACCTTGGCCTACACCAAAGTTAGGAAAACCCATTTTAGCTTTTATTCTAGGTGTAAGTTGACCAATACCCGTTGATCCACCTTTTCTAAATGAGGGTCTTTTAAAATTCATTAAGCGTTGCCTCCGAAGATGCTCCCTAAACCATAAGCACTTAATCCTGCGGATAACGCTGACGATAAAGGACTTACTGATCCTGCTCCACCTAAACTAGTTGTAGTAGTAGTTGTTGGTGCTCCACTTAATTGAGACGCTATACCTGACCCAAAAGCATTAAGTCTGCTTAGTGGTTCATTGTATGCTAATTGATTTCTTTGTTGCTCTGCATCTAGTAATGCTTGGTCGTAAGCTAATGCTCCAGTTCCTGCTGCTCCTAATGTCTGTATACCACTAGCTGCAAGAGACGGTTGCAGAGAAGCTAGGTTTCTTGAAAAACCACCTAAATTCATTTGTTGATTAAATGCTTGATTAGCTAATTGATTGGCTTGAGTAAAACCTTCTTGTAATAATTTTGCTTGAGTTCCTGCTCTATTTCTATCTGATGCTGCACCATATTCTGCTCTTCTTACACCTTCTCTACCGCCGCCAAAAGCTCCGGCAGCTATTGCATCAGCTGCAGTTCCTTGAGCTCCTTTTGCTGCTTGAATATCAAATTCTGCTAAGGTTGTATCGATTACGTCTTTTTGATAGGGAGACATAAATTGTTGGTAAGCAGAAGGTCCACTAAATCCTGCAGCATCTGTTTGATACTGTTCTGCTTGATCCAAGAAAGGTTGATAGCCTGCAACTCCTGTTCCAGCACCTATACCTGTTATAGCTCCTGTAACAGGATCAAAAGTTAATTCACCTAATCCTGCTTGCGTTGCTGCTAACTGTTGTGCTTCTCTGGTTAAAATATTTTGTGGTGAAACTTTTGGTCCAAGTTCACCTAATGTTGGTACGGTACCAATGACGTTACCATCAGCATCTTTTATTTCTGAACCAGGAGCTCTTCCTACTTGTTTCGTTAATAAATCTATATAGTTTTCTTGAGCACCTTCCATAAAAGGAGCTAGTCGAGTATATGAATATGTATCTTCTGCCATTATGCCTTACCTACTTTTTCTGCTTGTTTCATTGTGTTGTATAATTTCTTAGATCCTTCTTCAACACTGCCATTTCCTATACCACGTACAGCATCAGCAGTCATTACAAATTCATTTTTAGATAACATAGCAGGTACATCATCAGCTCTTTCTTTAATACCGACTGGTACAAAACCACCTTCTTCCCTGTAGTCTCTCTCCGTTACACCTGCATTATTTTTTCTAATTTTACCTGTAGGTATATCACTTATGCCACCAACTGATTTAAATGTTTTACCTGTTAATTGGAATATCTCTGCTTCAATGTCAGATACATCTTCGTCGTTTGCAAGTAAATTATCTCTTAAGATTAATAGTTCTGATACTCTGTTAGCACCACCTTTGTAACCTATTCTTCCGCCGTCCTTTTGTCCTTCACCAAGACCCATGATAGCAATTTCTTTTAAAACTTTAGCGTCATCTATATTTGATGGGCTATTTGGATTTTTTAAGATACCGTATAATTGTGGCATTGTGAATGATCTATCAGCACCACCGGCACCTCCTAATTTTCTAAATAAATATGATTTTTCTGCAGAACTAAAAGTTATACCTCCTGCCATCATCATATCTTCTTCGTCTTCATCGTCACCTGCTTCAACGTCAATAGTCATGATACCTACTTCCGACTCACCTTCTTTAGGTGAACCAAATTTTCTATCTACTCTTGTAATATTAGTTCCGAATCCTGTGCTAGTATCCATCATCATAGACTCAGGAGGTAGCTCAGATTTTTTAACTTTTACTGGTCCGTCTTCCGTCATTATAATTACAAAGTCTTCCGTGCTTGTATCAGGAATAATCTCTTCTAGTAATTGTGTTTTTATCATTTCATTAGCACCAGACTCAAATCCTATTCTGCCGCCGTTAGCATAGCCTCGTTCTTTTACTTGTTTCATCTCTTGAACATATTCGTCGCTTAATTTGTTATAAAATTCTTCGGGTAACTCTGGATTTTTTTGTCCGCCAAAAAATATATCTTCTCCAAATTTTCTTAAATATTGTAAAGGCGTATACATATTACCTTCATCGTCTAATATTAAATCACCTATACTTTTAAAACCTTTTTTTATAGTTTTACCTTTATCTTTCATAAGTGTTTCACCACCTATTCCAAATATATCGGATTCTGAAGGACCATCTTTAAACCCTATTCTGCCGCCGTCTTTTTTACCACCAAAAAAGTTTTGTAAGTAACCTGCGTACTCTTCTCTTTTCTCATCTCTTTTAGCGTCATCATAATCTTTTTGTGATAACTCAACTCCAGCTTCATCTGCTAAAGCTTTAGCTTCTATGTATGAAGCCACACCGGTTATCGCTCCAAGCACTGCGTTTTTGTCAAGCCTACCTTTGCTGTCGTAAAACAAAGCTTTACTTCCTCTTTTTAAAAGATCTAATGCTGCATCTGTTTTTTGTGTTGCAGATGTATCAAAACTTACAATTGATTTTATAGACTCCATTGCAGATCCTGGATCAGTTACTGTTTTAACTGTATCTGCTACTGTCCCACTCGGAGATAATGATACCTCACTTAGCTGTTCTGATATCAGATTAGGTTTTTTTAACGGCATTGAAGTATCTATACGTTGTGTGGGTTTGCCTAATTTAAATCCTGATTGAGTTCCTAATGGAGAACTAAAGCCTCCTTTGAATCCCTCAAAACCACCTCTGAATGCTCCACCTTGTTGAAAAGGGTTTCCTTGTAATTCTGCTCCACCTAAAAATCTAGCACCTTGACCTAGTCCATAAGTTAAAGCTCCGCTTTTTAATGAGTCTCCAATACGTCCCGATTTATCAAAGCTACCAAGTCCTGACATTGCTGCTGCAACTGCCGGGTTAAAAGGTGCAACAAAGGGTGCAGCTTTAACTGCAATCTCTGCTACTTCATTGGGTATAATTTTTCTAACAAACTTTTTAAGGTCACTTCCTAAACCAAATTTTTCTCTAGGGGCAACTTGCATAATGCCACCATCTGCTCGTAATTGTCTGTTCATTAAAGATCTAGATATCGCCATAATTTAAATATTTTTATACTGTTAAGCAGGCGTAGAAATCCTGTAAATATGATACTTTATTTGATTTTTTTAGTGTCGTCAACTGATTTGACAGGTCTTCCTGCTTGCCATAAATCATCTCTAAAACGACCGGTATAACAATACTCCCCAACGTGTGTTATAGGGTCGTCTATATAGCCATAAACCTTACCACCTATATCCGTCCATCTTTGACAGAATCCAAAGTCTTCTCCAAAATATCTTTTAGTTTTAGGGTCATGTAATGTGTCAAATAAATTGTACATATTATCTTTTTTAATCTCTTTACCATTAATATTGGTAGGCTGGTATATCTCTAAATGAGGATATTCTTTAATCATTTTCTCAACTACATTTCTTTTAATTAGCATACAGCCAGTTGGGGCATGAGTGAGCTCCATTAATCCTTTGTCCACGGTTATTGAATTAGGGTTCTCTACTTTAACAGGGAAGGTAAAACCCGCCGTAGCTAAGTCTTTTTCATTACTGATAGCATCTTCTTTAGTATTAAGTCTTCGCCATACCTTATCCCAACTTATAAGTTTCATAGGGTACGGACAAGATATAATATCCTTATCAAAATCTAACATTTTAAAAATAGTTTTATGACTAAAATCAATATCGGAATCTATAAATAATAAATGAGTGTAATTATCAGGATGATTTAAAAATTCTGCTACACATAGGTTTCTACCTTGTGTAACTAATGATGATTTAAGTAGTGTAAAACTACATTGTATTCCTTCTTTAGAACACGCCATTTGGAACTTTAACACAGCTTGACAGTAGTGCATACTAACATCACTATGACAAGGAGTACATACCATAATCTTGTGAGGTGAAGTGCCTAAATTTATTTCAGTCACTTTATTTTCTACTTTGTTAGTTTTGATTGTTTGATAAGTGTCATTATTTGCTGTTTCAGTTTTGTCTACGTTAAACCATATTGGTTCATTTGGCTTTGGCATTAAGAGCTCCTTTTAAAAATGTTGTCCACGCAGACGCTTGTTTAGGCCAAGAATAATATATCTGAGTGTAATTAGCTTGAGTAGTTAAATGACTATGTATTTGTGGTTCGTGTAAAGTTTCTGCAGCGGCAGCAATACCGTAGGCAAACTTTTCTGCTAACGCTTTGTAATTACTGTCATAAGGAATATACATTGGAAACTCTGCTCCTGTTTCAAATAGAGCTCCATAATCAGTTACAATACTATACAGTCCTGCTGACATTGCCTCTAACAAAGATATACATGAAGTCTCTTCAAAAATACTAGGATAAGCATACATATTATAATCGGGTAAATGTTCTCTAATATATTCATTTGGTCTATATCCAATGTAATTTACATTTGGTAAAGACTCAGCTTGGTCATATAATGCTCTATAGTTATAATCATTTTGTTCATGAAACTCTTTACCATATACCTCACATGAAGAATAAACATCTAAAGTAATTAATGGGTTTTTAATTAATTGCATTGCACCAAGTAAAACAGATAATCCTCTCCAAGGTGTGTTCTGATGAATTATTTTAATAGGTTTACCTTTTTCATAATGTGGAGATTGTTTTATTTTCTCAACTCCATTTTTAATAACCACACATTTTTCAGTAGGAATACCAAACATCATTCTAAATTTTTCATAATTCCAATGAGAATTAAAAACATACCAATCATATTTGTGATGATTAGCTTTATTTTTAAACCACGGATATAAATTAGGTTGATCGTAAGAATTTTTTTGCCAAAGTACATTAAGTTTATTAGGATCTAAGGGTACTTTACCCGGTACGCTAGTACAAATTTGTACTTGATCTAATAAATTTTTATCTACGTATTGATGTAGAAAACCTAGTTGTAATTCAGTTCCGCCTTTAGGGCTTTGGTTTCTTATTTTCATTCATAACTTTCTGGAAAACATCCAATCCTTTCGGTGAGACTTGAACTGTAACATCGGTTACAATGTCAGGACCCTCTACTTTCTCTTTAGACGTTTCGCCTGTTTTTGTGTTTCTATAAATTGTTAATGTTGTGCAATCTATTTTATGTATATTATCCGTTTTCATTCTCTCTGTTTATAAGTGCGTAACTTACAACACCTGTTACTTCATTTGCTGTATCTGCTTGCATCTTTATAACATCTCCTGCTTCTAAATTCAAGGTATTTACAATCATATTTGTAGAACTTTTATTAAGCTGCGCATGACCTACTTCTACATCACTACCACCAGATTTTTTTAAATATAAATCTGCATCTACGTTTGATGCATCCTGGTGGCTAGCTTGTACAGTTTTTACAATAGCTACTGCCGACACAGATATAGTTAAAACTGTAGTTAAATTAGTTGTAGTTAGATCAAATACTTCGCTTTTATATTGTATTGTCATGATAAAAAATAATTAAATGTATCTTGTTCGTTTTTTAAATCTTGTTGAAAAGAAAAATTAAGTTGTTGTTTCATTGTAGTCATAGACTCAATAATTTGTCTTTGATTTTCGACGTCATATTCTTGTCCTGGTTCAGGTATATAGTTAGTTAATTTAGCCATTATTTTTTAGTTTTATCTACACCTTTTATTTTGCCTTTATTCTTTGAAGCATAAAATACAGTCTTACCTTTTTTCTTACCATATCTATTCTTCATAGATTTCATTATTTTTTTACCTTTTGTAGTAAGTGGCATGTTATCTCCTTCCGTCTGGTTGAGCGTCCATTCTAAAACTGCCATAACGCCAGGTTTCACCTGCAGCATCATTCTCTATTTTTAAAGATAGTAGTCTTCCTCGAGCTCTAGTATCTACTTTTTCAGTAGAGGTTGTTATTGTAAAAGGACCTAAAGGCGATCCTGTTTGATCTTCAGAGGGGTAATCAGATATAAATAAAGTTACCTTAGAGTTACCTACTAAAAATTTATAATCTGGCATAAATCTTCTCATCGACATAAATATTTCACCATCATCAATATCAAAATCTCCGGATCTAATAAAGGCATTAATTGAAGTTCTTCCAGAACTATTAACTTGATCGTTTCCTGTTTCATGAGCATAGTAAATACTTGCGCCATACTTACTGGTTATACCCAAAATATCTGGAAAGACTGGAGTAGTTGTGCTTTCATAATCTGTTGCATAAGGTTTATTAAAGACTCCTTGATCTTGGTAAGTAGTTCTATCTAAAGAAGAGGTAGTCCAAACTCTTTCTTGATAATTATATGTTACGCATCTATCAATTTGAGTAGATCCATCTTTTGGATAAAACCAATTTACTTCTGTATATAAAGAATTGGGTGAAGAAAAAATTACATCAGATGCGTTAAAGTTAAGACCTAAATCTCCGTTTTGTGTTGTAAAAACAAAGTCTTCTACTAAACAAGGTAGAGCTTTAACTGTACCATCATACGCAAAAAAACCACCTTCATTAGACATCCAATATATAGCTCCATTGACATATGAAGCTGCATGTTGTCCAATACATCCACAATTAGTGCCGACTTGTCTAACACTAAATGTAAATGGTGGACCCACAAATTGAATTACATATGCAGCAAGATCAGTTAGTACAAATACATAATCCTTACCTTGAAGTGCTGCTCGTATTTCATTACCTGTATCTAATCTAAAGGTACCTGCAGTATTGGTAGCGGTAGGTAGATAAGTATTTAAATCTTCTTGGTTAGAAAATCTTACAAACATTGGATCTTGTGTTGTAGAGTCACCAATAGTTGTTTCAGTTCCAAAATGAAATAAGTGTCTATCTCGATCAGAGACTAAAGTAAATCGACTAGCTGTAGGGTTGTTGCTGGTTGGAACACCCGATGTGGTTAAAGAGGCTCTATTGGCTCTTGGACTTGCTGCTCCAGCGTTCCAAGTAAAAGTTTTCCCGTTAAATATAGTTGCAACAAGAACTTGACCAAAATTATCAAGACTCCAATTTCCTGGGTCTAAGATTACACTACTTGTAGATCTTTCAGTGCCCCAAGTTTCAGCTCCCCAAGAAGATGTTCCCCACCCATAACCCGTTGTTTGAGTAGTGGGTCCAACTTCAACGTATGGATTAACAGTTGCTGCACCTGCTGCAGTCATGCCTGTTCCTCCTTCAGCTCTTACAGCTTGAACTGTAAACTTATCTACATTTGCTACTGTTAAAATTTCATAAACTTTTTCTAATTCTGCTGCGGTGTAATCTGATGCTCCAGTAACAGTCACTCCTGATAGAGTTACATATCTTCCAACCTCTAAACCATGTGATCCTTTATTTACTTGTAAAACATTTGAACCATTAACAGTTGTTAAGGTACATCCAGTAATTGCTGTATCTAATGGAGTAATGTCATAAAAGTCATTACCATAATATAAAAATAAACCTTGAGAGGTACCAATAGCAGCGTATTTTTCACCAGCTAGTGAAGTCCAAGCTAATTGTGCTCTAGCTGCCCCAGGTAAAGTTTTAGATGCAGCAGTTAGTTGTTCCCATCCTCCTATTTTTTCAGGAGCAGTATATCTGAAACGCACAAAATCACCATCTACCCATTTTCCAGGGAGGGCTGAGGGTACGCTTTGTTTGTTAAAACCAGGTGCAAAATCTACTTTTTTTAAGGCCATAATTGTGTTATATATTAGTTTTTAAAAGAATGAAAGCGAGAATATTAAATGACTAATTTAAGTATTTGCAAAGACAATTTTTTTGATAATCCATATCAGATAGTTGAATTTACTAATCAAATTAAATTTAAACCAACAAAATACATGTCTGGAAAAAGAAGCGACTACTTACACATAATTAATAAACCTTTACATGATTATGTTAATAAAAAAATAATCGATATTTATTATTCAAACACAATAAAAAATTTCTCAGCCTACAGCTATTTTCAAAAAAGTGACCCAGATAAACATGACGGTTGGGTTCATCCAGATACAGAAACAT